ACGCCGTTCTTGTCAACGCGAGTGACATTTGGCTTGCTGATGACGGCCAAGTGATGCTTGATGCATCTCGTGAAGCCTCACTACAGATGAATGATGCTCCCACAGAGGATGCAAGTCAAGGAACGGGGTCTACTGTAGTCAGCATGTTTCAGACGAATAGTGTTGCTCTCCGCGCAGAACGTTGGATCAATTGGCAGAAGCGTAGGTCACAGGCTGTTGTCGTGCTTAACGCTGTCAATTGGGGTCTTGACTCGGGAACGTGATCCACGTTTTCTAACGATCTAGGTTACAAAAAAGGGGGTGGATTTTCGAGTCCACTCCTTTTTTTGATCTTGCTTATGATTGGAGTAAGTTATACTATGAGAAAAATGATCGCGACTAATAAACAACGTGTATATCATTACGATGGTAAGAAGATATTGCCCAACGAAATATTCAACGTAAGAGATGAGCATGTTGTATTACTTACAGCTTTAGGGTGGGTGAAGGACATGCCGCCTGTAAAGGCAATGACTGCTGAGAATACATCTGCTCTTATCCCAACACCAACTCGGACGACAGTTGTTGTTGAATCTAGAGTTGGTACTGTTGGTTTAACGCATCTAACTGGAGAAGTTACAAATGAGAACACCGCAGAAACCGAAGCCGTCGAGTCCGACAAATCCCAAACCGAAACCAACGAAACCGTACTAAATGAAATCTCTATGGAAGAAGAAGCCGTAGAGAATGTAGAACAATCTCTTGTTGAGGTAGGTGCTGTCGCATCGAATGAGATACAACAGAGTCCAGAATATAGCCGCATGCTTCGAAAGAGGGCAACTGATCTCGGTATCAAGTAGACGGTCGTTGGTCTGACACGCGTGTACAGCGCGAGATCGACGAGTATAACGCAAAAACATACCAGCGTATGGACATGCGCGCTTCTGATTAGATATAAGAAGACAATCAAACAATACAATGGAGATACATAGTGTCAAATGATCTTGCGATTATAGGAAGAAACCCCTGGCTTTTTGGGTACTCAGACCTTCTACCAATTTATTCTGGTAAGGATGACTGCCTTAATTATTGGGTAAGTTGGAATCGTAACATGCTGGATAATAATGTCCGTGTTGATAATACCTCAAAACAACAAGCGCTTCCACCATCGACACCTGAGGACGATGCTGTAGATGTTACATCGTCGTCTGATGACACTAATACACCTGTCATTGGTTATCCTCCATTTACATAATAATGAGTAAGAAACTTGGATTATGTACTCTTGACCATTGGTAGCCTTGTATTATTATCTGGATTGTTTGGTTTTATTGCGGTTTACCTCTTATCCTCCATTGCATGGGCTTTATTATTTACAAGTGTCTTTCTTTTCATGCTTGCTTTACTAATCTCGTACGCAGCGAGACGTAATAGTGGCTAATGCGTTAGTCCTCGCCTTATCTAACTTGGTAGTTCCAAGACAAAAACAGACATTATCCACCGTTGGTGGTAGTGGTGGGTGGTTTCCTCTTATCCGCGATCCGTTCGCCGGTGCATGGCAACGTGGTCTTGAAATAGATCAAACTACTGCTCTTTCTTATTACGCTATTTTCGCTTGTACCACGCTCATCGCCTCCGATATAGCAAAGCTTCGTGTAAAACTTGTACAGTTACAAGATGGCGTTTGGACTGAGACAACTAACCCTGCGTATAGTCCAGTCCTTACAGTCCCAAACTCTGTACAAACACGTATACAATTTTGGGAAAATTGGATTCTATCGAAACTTATCCGTGGTAATACATATGCACTAAAAGTGCGAGATGGCAGGAACGTAGTCACAGATTTATTCGTCCTCAATCCGCATAGAGTAACACCACTTGTTTCTGAAGACGGACAGGTATTCTATCGACTTCAACCTGATAATATAGCTGGTATCGGGAATGTAACGGTTCCAGCTAGAGAAATAATACATGATAGATTTAATTGCCTCTTCCATCCACTCGTTGGCATACCACCATTATATGCTAATAGTCTAGCAGCTACTCACGGTTTACGTATACAGCAAAATAGTGTATCCTTCTTCTCAAATGCTTCTAACCCTGGTGGTATTCTCACCGCACCAGATCATATCCCACACGAAGAAGCCGAAGAAATAAAAGATCGTTGGGAAGAGAATTTTAGTGGTAATAATATTGGCCGCGTGGCCGTTCTTGGTAACGGTCTTTCTTATCAAGGAATGGGTACCTCTGCTGTAGACGCCCAACTTGTGGAACAAGGTAGATGGACCGCTGAGGTAGTATGCGCCACATTCCATGTGCCACCCTACAAGATTGGAATAGGAGAACCCCCGAAGTACAATAATATACAAGCACTTAATGTTGAGTATTATTCTCAATGTTTGCAATATCTTATAGAAGCCGCTGAGGTCTGTCTTGACGACGGTCTTAACATGGGTTCTAATATTGGTACAGAGTTTGATGTGGAGAACCTTCTTCGTATGGACTCTCTACTTATGGCAGAGGTTGCTACTAAGCTTACTGGTGGTGGTATTCTCGAAATAGATGAGGCACGTCAAAGATTTAATCTCGGTCCTACTCCTGGCGGTAATGCAGCCTATCTACAGCAACAAAACTACTCTTTAGCAGCATTAGCAAGACGTGATGCGTCGGAAGATCCATTTGGTGTGCGACCAACTCCTATTGCACCCGGTCCTGGAGAGATTTTAGCTCCCGCCGCTCCTGCAAATGCGCCTACAAACGTACCTACACCAGCACCCGCGCCAACGCCAACTCCATCGGGCAAAGAACTGCTCGCCGACGCTATCGCCGCGAAACACCTAAATAGGCTTTTGCCTAGTGACATTAGTAACTCTTAATATCTCAGAAGTTGCTGACGTTGTTGATGACGCTATATCTCGTCATATGGCACTTACTCGTTCTAGAACCAAAGTTATTCTAGGCGACATTACATCCATCCGTACATCTATACAAGAACTTGAGAATCGTCTGGATAGTAATAATCATAGCGACGATATTGAGTCTATAGAGAAAAAACTTATTCTTTTTGAGGAAAATTTGTCGTCTCTTGGCTTCGAAATTAATCAATCTATTATAGATAGTTCTAAACGTTTAGAAGAATTAGACAACCAATTTGCATCAATATCTGTTGTAGAGAATATTGTTTCACTTGTCGAGACAAGATCTTCTGAGTTTGATGTTGTAAAGGATGATGTAAAACAACTCTCATATAGAGCTAATGAAATAGAAATTATAAGAGATAAAACACTGGAATTTGATAAAAATATAATTGGCATAGAGTCAAGATTGACCGAAGTCGTTACAAATTTCTCTAATAAACTAAAGGAACTTATTTCAGTAGGAGATTTCGGTGTTTTTACTGAGAATATACACTTAGAACTCGAAACTACGAAAAATAATATAAATAAAATATCATCTAGAGTTGGTGAAATATCTGTCGTAAAGAACAAAGTACTAGAACTTGGTAAAGGTCTATCCGATCTTGAGATTAAATTAGTAGAGATCATCACGGAAAGATTACAAGAATTTACTACAACATCCGATTTCAAGAGTTTCGTCGAGAATATACGCCTCGAACTTGAAGATACGATTGGAAAAGAAGTAGACGCTCTTGATAAGATTTTGACGAATCTAGAAACTAAATTGACCGAGACAATTGCTGATAAAATCCTTAGTTTATCCAAGACGTTGAGTGGGTTTGTCTCTACAAATGATTTCAAGGAATTCTTTGATAATACACGATTGGAGCTAGATAATGTAAAAAACAGTATAAGTAAAATCTCATCTAGGGCTGGTGAGATAAATACTATAAAGAATAGAATATCTAAATTCGACGATACTTTTACTGCTTTTGAAGCCAAATTGGAGGGTCTTCTTCAAGATAAAATATCGTTTTTCGAGAGAAAATTAGACACATATACTACAACAAACGATCTCACACTATCTATCGAAAATGTACGGGCGGAGATTGAGATTGTAAAAAAGGAAGCCCAAAATTTCAATTCCAATGAAGAAACTGTAAATATTTGCACAGATATTATACAAGAAGAAATTGAAAAATTACCAATACCAAGAGACGGCGCCCCAGGCAATCCAGGCAAAGATGGAGTTAGTGTATCGCTTGAGGATCTTAAATCCTTTATAGAGGAGACTATATCAAGATTACCAACCCCTAAAGATGGCAAAGACGGTGATCCTGGTCAAAGTATTACTATCAATGATGTGCAACCATTTATAGTAGATTTTATAAAAAGTGAATTGTCTCTTATCAAACCAGCTAAAGATGGTAAAGATGGTAAGGACGGTGTTGGTGTTGCGAGCGCAATGATCGATCGCGACGGGAACCTTTTCATTACTTGTACAAACGGTGAAACGAAATCACTCGGTCTTGTTGTTGGACGAGACGCTGAGGTAGATGTTGATAGAATTACATCTATTATCTTAGAGCACTCTAAACGTTATATAGAAGATGTACGAACTGATTTGAGAAACATGGTTGATACGTCTATCGAAGCGTATCCACCAGTCAAACAAGAATTCGATATTGACAATATTTGGTCATTAGTTCTTGATCAAATTAAACATTACGAAAGTGATAGAGAGTTACTACTCAAGGAATATGTTGATACGTCTATATCAAATATACCTCCCCCTATTATCGATATGGAGTATATACAAACTTACATTATAAACTCTATAAATTCTTTACCTAAATCAGAGTCTATAACTGTAGACGATATTCTTCCTCTCGTCATGGATAGATTCAACGACGAGAAGGATGATATAGCCAAAATTGTACTAAAGAATATCGTAGTACCAACGATAGACAACCAGGCAATACATAATCTTGTTAAAGATGAGATAGAATCGAATATTAAAACAATTGACATAAAACCACCTCTATCTATCGAAGACATGTTGCCAATAATTACACAAGAATGCAATAATGTTGTAGAAAAGGCAAAAGAAACTATATCAATCGAAGCACAACATATATTGGAAGTTATACCAGATGAAATAGCTGAAAAAGTAGCCAAAGGAATATCAATCTTGGCGGAGTCACCTATAATTGATAAACAACAACCACAATCATCTGTAACCGTTAATATTACACAACCTCAGCTCATCTCCAAGGCAGAATCAACTCTTAGTAGGAATAAAAAAATTGTAAAAAATCGCGATGAAAGGAATAATAATGAGTAGCCTTATATATGACTCCTGTCTGTATAACGTGTTCCGGTCTATGATTCACTTTGACACAGATACATTTCGAATGCTTCTTGTATCATCTAGCTATAGTCCTAGTAAAAACCATGCAAAAAGATCCGATATATACGATGAAATACCAAGTGGAAATGGATATATACAAGGTGGTCTTGACGTAGATGTACAAGTATCAAAAGATAATCAGAATAATAGAGTAAATATAATTCTTGGTGAAGCTACTTGGACTAATTCGTCAATAATTGCTGGTGGTGCTATTTATTATAGAATGGGTAGTAGTGGAACAGGTACAGACGATCTTATTTGTTTTGTTGAATTTGATCAAGAAGCGAAATCTGAAAACGGGTCTTTTACCGTGTTACAATCAGTACTGCGTGTACAAAACTAGGGAATCGAGACATGTCATTCGCCAACGTTACAGAATCGGCAATCCTTGCACTCATCTTCAACGCAACGGCGTGGGCGAACTATGCTGATAACGCGGCGAGTTCACCACAGACGAACATAGCTGTAGCATTGCATACAGCCGATCCTGGCGAGGCAGGGAATCAATCTACGAGTGAGGCTGGGTATACTAGTTACACCCGTATAAGTGTTGCTAGAACTACAGGTGGATGGACTGAAACAAACGGTAGTATATCTCCCGTCTCTGATATAGTATTTCCAACAGGTACAGGTGGCTCTGGCACTATAACACATTTTTCAACTGGTAAGACTGGTGGTGGTGCTACTGCCATACTTATGTCTGGTACTGTGACTCCAAACATTGTGTCTGGTAATGGGGTGATTCCCACTCTCGCGACTGCATCGACTCTTACGTTGGACTGATTCCTTGCTGAAACATTCTTCGGAACTAAAGAAA